GTAGAATCAAAAACAAACAAGATTCAGGCAATTTAGTCAAAGTAAGGTTTTAAACATGGCAATCTGGGACAATATATTTAAAAAAAGAAAAAGAACTAAAAGAAGCTATGCAGCAGCAAAACCTCATAGGTTATTTAATGATTTCAAAGCAACTTCTTCTTCAGCAGATTCATCAATTAGATTTAATCTTAGAGCATTAAGAGACAAGTCAAGAGATCAAGCCAGGAACAATGACTATGCTAAAAGATATTTGCAATTGCTAGTGACTAATGTCATTGGTCAAAATGGCATCAGATTACAATCAAAAGCAAGAGATCCTAATAATCAACTAGATATGGTTGGTAACAATCTTATTGAAAGAGAATGGAAAAAGTGGTGTAAAAAAGGTAATTGCACAGTAGATGGCAGGCTATCGTTCCTGGATTGTCAAAAGTTATTTATGGAATCATTAGCCAGAGATGGTGAAGTTTTAATTAGGTATTTCAATACTGGTAATTCAGAAGACCCATTCAGAATACAGTTTTTAGATGCTGATTATCTTGATGAAGAAAAGAACCAATCACTAAACAACGATTCTGAAATCATCATGGGTGTGCAAATAGATAAGTTTGGTAAGCCAGAACTTTATTGGATATTCAGTGAACATCCACATGATACCTACTTTAAAACCAGAACCAGACAACATCAGAAAGTAGATGCAGAAGAAATCCTACATGCTTATATGCCAGACAGAGCAGAACAAACCAGAGGTGTGCCTTTCATGTCCACAGCTCTCAACAGATTAAAAATGCTTGATGGTTATGAAGAAGCAGAATTGGTAGCAGCTAGAGTTGGTGCTTCTAAAATGGGTTTCTTTACTAGCCCACATGGTGATGGTTATGTTGGTGAAGATACAGAGAATGACTATACACCGATTATGACTGCAGAAGCAGGCACATTTGAGCAACTACCGGATGGCATGGGTTTTCAAACCTTTGACCCACAACACCCAACATCAGGCTTTGATGCTTTCCATAAAGCAGTGCTAAGAGGTATTGCTTCTGGTTTAGGTGTTTCTTATGTTTCACTTGCCAATAATTTAGAGGGTGTCAATTATTCATCTATCAGACAAGGCACACTAGAAGAAAGAGATAACTACAGAATCTTGCAACAGTTTATGATTGAGCATTTTCTTGAGCCAGTCTTCCAGAGATGGTTATTCCAAAGCATGTCTTTCAAAAATAACTTCCCATTACCATTGGACAAATATGAGAAGTTTGCTGATGCAGCAATCTTTGTGCCAAGGTCTTGGGGTTGGATTGATCCTGTTAAAGAAGTTAAAGCCAATGTTGATGGTTTGCAAGCAGGTGTGGTTACTATGCAAGATATTCAAGCTAACTATGGTAGAGATGTAGAAGAGTTGTATGAGCAGCATCAAAGAGAAGAGCAGTTAGCCGATAAGTATGGAGTGCAGACAGCATATCAACCTTTTGGGGCAATGAAGATGCCAGTAGACCCAGAAGTGACAGGTGAAGAAGATGAATCCTAGCAATGGCAAAGGGTCTAAAAGAAGACCGACAGATCAAGAGAAGTTTGATGAAGGTTGGGAATTGATATTTGGCAAGAACATGGAGAATGCCAAAAAGAACAAATGGAAGAAAACTAAAAATGGCCAGTTATAAACCAACAAAGGGCATGGTTGAGCAAGCTCAACAAGGCTTAGATTTAAGAAGAGAGCATGGCAGAGGTGGCACACAGGTTGGGATCTCAAGAGCTAGAGATATTGTCAATGGCAAAAACCTGTCAGAATCAACAGTCAAAAGAATGTTTAGCTTTTTTTCTAGGCATGAGGTAGACAAAGAAGCAGAAGGTTTTAGTCCAGGGGAAGATGGCTATCCGTCAAATGGTGTCATCGCATGGAAACTATGGGGTGGTGATGCAGGCTTTAGTTGGTCAAGAGCCATTGTAGAAAGATTAAAGAAAGAAGAAGAAAGACAAGCCTCAGCACCTATCAAGAAATCATTACAAGCCAAAGCAGATGAACATAATGAAGAATATGGTGACGATCCTAAAAGAAAGACCAATGTTGGTACATTAGAAAAGGTCTATATGAGAGGCAGAGGAGCTTTTGAAAGCAATCCTGGCAGTGTTAGACCAAGTGTAAAGACACCAGAACAATGGGGTTTAGCTAGAGTGAATAGCTTTTTATTTGCCCTCAGAAACCTTAAATTTAGGTCTGGCAAACATGACACAGACTTATTACCAAAAGCACACCCTTTATCTTCAGAAGAAAATAGTGATAGAATAGCCAATATGGACACAGAAGCTAGACATATCAAAGATATCAGAGAGACAGACGATTCATATATTGTTGAGTTTGGTAAATCAATGCCAGAACCTGAAGAGGTTCAGGAAAATGGCTACATGGATGAAGAAGAGGAGAAATCACATCATGAAGAAGAAATGGAAAGAAATGACCAAGTGGAAGAAGATAACAGAGCCAATGAAGAAAGCCTGGACATGGCTAACCTCTATGGTGAAGAAAGCCTACAAAGGTCTTTTGAGTTTGATAGGAATAAAATAGATGAAGAAAGCAGAACTATAGAAATAGGTGTTTCTTCAGAAGAACCTGTCATGAGAAACTTTGGTTATGAAGTTTTAGGACACAGAGAAGAAGAGATTGACATGTCATTTATGGCACAAGGCAGATCTCCATTATTACTAGATCATGATTCTACTAAGCAAATAGGTGTGGTAGAAAGATTTGGTATAGATAAAGACAATAAAAGAACAGTTGCTAAAGTAAGATTTTCAAAGAGCAGAATGGCACAAGAAGTCTTTGAAGATGTTAAAGATGGCATCAGACAGAACATATCTGTTGGCTACCAAGTCAATAAGATGGAAAAAGAGGGCGAGAGGGAAGGTATCCCTGTCTATAGAGTTCAGGGTTGGACACCTCTTGAGGTTTCAGCAGTAAGCATCCCTGCTGACCAGTCAAGGCTTGTGGGCTTTGGCAGATCTAAGGATGTGCAAGTAAAATCCAATAAACCAGAGGAAATAACAATGGAAAATACAGAAAATAAAACTCCAGAAGTTAATCCAAATGAAATCAGAGAGCAACTAGCTAAAGACAATGCTGCTATCTTAGATCTTGCTGCAAAGCACAACAAAAGAGATTTAGGACATGAAGCTGTTTCAGCAGGTATATCTCTAGAACAATTCAGAGGACAACTTCTAGAAACTCTAGCAAATAAGCCATTAGACTTACCATCTAATGTAGAAATGAAAGAAACAGAGCAAAGACAATACTCATTGCTAAAAGCTGTCAGAGAAGCTGCAAGTGGTACACTTTCAGGTCTTGAAAAAGAAGTTTCAGATGAAATTGCATCAAGAACTGGAAAATCAGCAAGAGGTTTCTACATGCCAACAAACATTAATTTTGGCAAAAGAGATCAAACAGTTGGTACAAACTCAGAAGGTGGTTTCTTAAAGCCTACAGACCATTTATCAGATCAATTTGTTGAGGCCTTGTATGCTCGCCTAAGAATTGGTGAAGCAGGCGCACAGGTCTTAAATGGCTTGGTTGGTGATGTGGCTATACCTAAACTAGCAACAGCTACTTCAAACAGTGCTTTTGTTGCTGAAGGTTCAGCTCCATCAGAAGGTGCTGCAGTATTCTCACAAGTAACAATGTCTCCAAAGACACTTGCTGCTTATGTAGATGTTTCAAGAAAGCTAATGATGCAATCAGACCCATCAGTTGAAGCTGTACTAAGAAATGACATTATCAATACTTTTGCAAGAAAGATTGATGAAGTTGCGATTGAAGGTGGGGGTTCAAATGAGCCTTCAGGTATCATTTCTTCTTCAACAGGTAATGTTGTGTCAATTGGTACAAATGGTGGTGCTATTACTTATGCTAAAGTTGTAGATATGATTGAAGCAGTTGAAGTTGATAATGCAATTATCAATGATGAATCAACATGTTTCTTAGGTAACCCTAAAGTTACAGCAAATCTAAGAACAACTGGTAAACAAGCATCTGGTGTTGAAGGTAACTTTATTCTTGGGGAAGATAACAAGATTCTAGGTTATGATTACAAATCATCAACTCTAGTACCAAGTGATCTTTCAAAAGGTACAGGTTCTAACCTATCAGCACTTTTATTTGGTGACTTCTCACAGCTTCTACTCGGCTTTTACAGTGGAGTTGATGTGGTAGTGGATCAAAGCTCATTAAGCACAAGTGGTGGTACAAGACTGGCATTCTTCCAGGACTTAGACATTGCACTTAGACATGATGATGCTTTCTCAGTTATCAAAGACATAGTTACATAATTATTATCTAACTGTGTTGTAGGGCTACTTAGGTAGCCCTTTTTTTTGTGTATAATAAAGAAATGGAAAAAGTTAAATTTTTATTCAACCAAACTTGCTACTTGCCTGGTGGCAGAGTAGAAAGTGGCGATATGCAGGAGCTGTCAAAAGATGTAGCACAAGCATATCAAAAGAACGGATGGGGTAACATCTATAAACCAAGAGGAAAAAAGAAAAATGAAAGCACTAGCAAGTAAATCAGTATTTTATAATTCAACACAATATGAAGCAGGTAGCATCATTGAGTGTAATGAAAGAGATTTTGAAAAGATTCTCAAGCCTTTAGGGTGCAGTGAATACAAAGAAATCAAAACCAAATCATCTGATAGAGCAATCAAGAAGGTAAAAGAAAGAGATGGCTCTGGAGACTAATCAAGATCTAGAAAACTTTTTTGATACTGAAACACATGGTAGCACTGCAACTGTAACAATTGATGGTACTGGCAGTTCTATCAAAGTTATCATCAATAAAGAATACTTTGCAATTCCTGGTGAATCAGTAGATGTTACTGGTTTTCAACCTATGGTGCATTGCCGATCACAAGACATCACAGGCATAGATACAGATGACACCATTACAGTAGGTGGTGTCACTTACAACATTACAGAAATTCAAGACGATGGCACAGGAGTGACTGTGTTGATATTGCAAGACTAATGATTTTATATAGTGAAGCACAATTAGATGAAGCCTGGCAGTATGACTGCAAGCAAAGAAGTCTGAGAGATAGACATTGGATAGCACGATCTGATTATGAAAAATTATTTGTGCTATATTTAGACAGTGTTGTCAGTGGTGATAGGTTTATCAAACTTGATATCTATATACCAAGAGAGATGTTAGCTTCTATAGATGACACCATAGATTTAGAAATGGAAGGATATACAGATGATTAATAAATTAAAAAACTTAGTAGCTACAGTAGCACCTGCACTTGGGTCAGCTTTAGGATCTCCCTTAGGTGGTGCAGCAGTCAGCATGATAGCTGAAAAATTAGGTGTGCCTAACAACAAACAAGCAGTAGAGAAGGCTATCAGGCAAGCTACACCAGATGAAATGTTAAAGCTCAAAGAAGCTGACAATGAATTTGAATTAAAAATGAAAGAGCTTGATGTGGATGTATTTAGATTAGAAACAGAAGACATTCAAGATGCTAGGAAGAACTTTAGCAATGACTGGACTTCAAAACTCTTAGGTTTTATTACTCTTGGTGGTTTTATGGGTTATATCTTCTTAGTTACCTTGCAACCACCAGAACAGAACTCAGAAGCTCTAATCAACCTTGTGCTTGGTTATTTGGGTGGGCTAGCATCAGCAGTTATCTCATTCTATTTTGGTGCATCTAACACAAAAGATAAGTAATGCCTAAAAAAACTAAACTGCAGTTCAGCAAAGGGCATGAGCCGGCAGCAGGACAAAATGGTAAAAAAACATGCCAAGGCAGAAGAAACTTTGGTAGTTCAACTCTTAATAAACACAAAAGAAGAAACTATAAAAAATACAGAGGTCAAGGCAAATAAGCTACAATAAGTTATGGCTCATTACAGACAACAAATTAGAGAGAGAGTAGCAACAACCCTAACAGGTCTTGCTACTACTGGCTCTAATGTCTTTCAATCCAGGGTCTATCCAATAGAAAACAACAAATTGCCTTGCTTATTGGTCTATACCACAGAGGAAGCCTCAGAGCCTATCGTTATGACACCACCAAGAACCATTGAAAAAATGTTGAATCTAGTGGTTGAGGCTTATGTCAAAGCCAACAGTAACTATGACGATACCATAGATACTATCTGCCAAGAAGTAGAAGAAGCCTTGTATGGCGATAGATTAATCAATAATTTAGCTAAAGATAGCTATCTTATTAGCACAGAAATATCATATAATGGAGAAGGTGATAACCCATTAGCAATTGTTGTTATGACTTTTGAGATTTGTTATCATCATACAGAAGGAACTTTAGGAACATAAATATGGCAGGTACAGTAAAAGGATCAGCAGGAGTAGTAACCATAGCAGGTCAAGCTCTTGGTGAAATCAGATCTTTCTCTATTGAAGAAAGTGCAGATACCATTGAAGACACATCAATGGGCGACACATCTAGAACTTATAAATCATCTCTAAAAGGCTTTACAGCTTCAGTGGATGCTTTGTTTGATGAAGATGATGTTGGACAAGCTGAATTTACAATTGGCTCAAGTGTTGCATGTGTATTTAGATCTGAAGGTACAGGTTCTGGTTTAATGGAAAGATCAGGCACAGGCATTGTTACTGGTATTACAATCAATCAAGCTTACGATGGCTTGGTTGAAACATCTTTCACATTACAAGGAACAGGTGCATTAGACACAACAGCACAATCATAATAAGTGAAAGCAATAGACAAAGCTAAGGCACATTTCAACACCTTAGAAATTAAAAAGATTGATGTTCCAGAGTGGGACTTGGTAATCTATGCCAAGCCCCTCAATCTTTTTGAAACCAAAAAACTCATGAGATTTGCTAACGATGATTCCGTTGAAATGTTAGCTTATGTTGTGATGTTAAAGTCTTTGGATGAGAAGGGAGATCCTCTATTTACCCTTGAAGACAAACATGCTCTCTTGAACGATGTTGACAAAGATGTTCTTGCTAGAGTAGCCAATGACATCATGAATCAGCAACCACAAGATGTCATAAAAAAAAATTAGAAGAAGATAATCACACTTTCAATCAGCTAGCCCTAGCTGAAGCCCTTAACAAAACTTTATATGAAGTTCAACAAATGACTGTTGAAGAATACCAATTATGGGTGGCTTACTTTAAAATAAAGGAACAAAGACAAAAAGATGGCTAAAGAAAAAATAAATATAGTTCTCCAGGGTATCAATCAATTTGATAAAACCTTTAAAGATGTTAAAAGAGGTCTTGATACTATAGATAGAAAAACAAAACTCATACAAAGAGGTTTGGGTCTAGCTGCTAAAACAACAGCAGCATCTTTTACAGCAGTAGGTATAGCAGTCGGTGTTTCTACAGCAAGGATTGATAAACTTGTCAAAACTTCAGAAAAGCTAGGAGTAGGGACAGAGTTTTTACAAAAATTCAGATTTGCAGCAGAACAAGTTGGTATTAGATCAGAAACTGCTGATATGGCCTTACAAAGGTTTAGCAGAAGGGTAGCTGAAGCCAGAAAAGGCACTGGAGAAGCCAAAGACACCCTCAATGCTTTAGGTATCGCATTATTTGATAGTGCAGGCCAAGCCAGAGATATTGAAGATGTCATGCTAGATGTTTCAGATGCTATGGCTAACACAGAAGATGCTTCTGAGCTTGTCAGACAGTCATTTAAGTTCTTTGATTCAGAAGGTGTGGCCTTAGTAGCACTGATGAAAAATGGCTCTGAGGCAATGCAAGAGTTTTTTACTGATGCTGAAAATCTGGGAGCAGTCCTATCAACAGATGCAGCTAAAGGTGTTGCTAATTTTGCCGATGAATTTACCAGAGTAAAAACTGCTATTAGAGGTGTAATGGATCAATTCACAGCAGGTCTAGCACCGATCCTTGAACAAGTATCTACAGATTTTGCCCAATTTGTTATAGATCTTAATGGTGACATCAAAGAGCTTGGCTTCAAAAGTCTTGGGGATTATCTTGCTCAAGAATTTTTAGAAATTTTAAAAACAACCATTAAAGTGTTTGGTGTTTTCAGTAATGCAGTCATATACATCATAAATACAATAAGTAATTTTGCTGCTTCATTTGGCATGATAGATCCTATCATTTCAGAAGAAAATCAAAAAAGAATTGAAGAACTGCAAAGAGCTAGAGATGCCCTTGAGGCTCAAATGGGAAAAAG